TAAACGTCCGTTTAACCTGCAATGTATCTGGATTTACAACGTCACCAGTGGCGTTATCGTCAACAATCTCCAGTTCGGAAATACGTTGCTTGTCCGATGGTTTCATAATCCGCGCAGCTTTCGATGCGTAGACGTTGGTGACTTCTGCTGGAATTGGTTTGGTTGTATCTGCCATATTATTTGAGATTTAGCCAGCAATCTACTGGCAAATTTTCTGACGGGGAAATGCTGTCGCGGGACATAAAGACTGCGGACTTGTTGTCGTGACGAAGTAACAAACAACCACCTAGTGACTTGGAGGTCTTTGTCTCTTTAGCCTGTCTAATGCTTGCACTTAACCTATCCGTTGCTTTAACGCAAGCACCGCAACCGCTTTTCCACTGCGCGTTCTGCTTGCAGTTAAGACAAATCTTTGCGCGTTGCTCTGCCAACTCACTAGATACAAGTGCTACTTCTTTTGAAGAATTGATAACATTTTTAGCCCAGATCGTAATGTCATTTAGCAACTCTGTCTTTTGACTGGGTGTATTAACAGATGTTACAACTACCATATCCACTCCGTGGCAGAAGTTGGGGTTCTTGCTACAGATGTACGAATTGACATCACCCTCCACGTCACCAACTGGCAAATGGTTTTCGGCGCGAAAATTCGTGACAACCTCAAGAAGATTGTCATAGCTATGACCAGTGAGTTTTGCATCACCATCGTAGTAATGCCAACCCCCCGGCGGGATCATTCCAATTATCGGTTTTGCCATGAATTTTTGAATTTTACGTCAATTTTTTAATGTTTGCAAGCAAATTCTTACTTATTTATCAAATTAATTGCTGAAATCAACAAATTCATAACTTTCAATTCCAGTATGTTTTTTCTGGAAAACAAACTTTTCTGGTTTCGGTTCGGTCATCGTAGCAACAACTCCACCCCGTTGACGCATGAGGTAGACCAGCAGGGACAGGGAGTCCAGAGCATCAGGAGAGTTTTGCCTAGTCCGTTTAACGAAGTCTCCTTTGCTCTCAACTCGTACAAGACCCTGCCCCTGCTGCTTGTACCTGCGAGAAGTTGCTTGACGAACCAACTCCTCGGTACGGAAGCTCGGTGAGATTTTTAAATACTCAAACTCTAGGTACTTTGCTAGTCCGAAAATTAGCTCAGTAACAACTCCAGAGTAAAGTTCGTTTGCGCGTTGCGTGTCATCTCCAAGGATATGGGTTTCGGAACTGGCCCAAGAATAATTGACTCCCATCACTTCGCTTCCGTACAAGGATCTCAACGCATCGTGGATTCCTGCTCCGTTTCCAGTTCGGTCAACACATAGCCAATTCGCGCCGATCCTCATCTCCTTTGCAAATCGGATAATCTCTGCGGTCTGCTCTAGTGTTGCCAATTTCGGGAACTGCATTTGCGAGTCTAATTGCAAACACGTCTTTGGCTTTTTGAATTCACGGAATTGTCCGTCCCGTGGAGTCCACCCATCACAAAGTCCGTATCGACCGAATGAGCAGACAACCTGATCTCGCCCCTCCAATGCCAAATCGAATGCCGCTAGAGGCACTACAGGCCCAATAAACCGCAAGCTACCCATTGCGTTGTCCATCATGGCAGGAGTTATGATTGCCATCGATATGCCTTCCTGCGGGAAGAATCCACGGGCCATTGTGTAGTATTCGGCAGTCCTACCCTTTGACTCGTATGCCATGTAGCCCTCGTAGGATTGGAAGCCGGGGAAAACAATCTCCTTCTCCAGCACGTTCTCGCACCTAGCAGCGTCTAACCTCAAAACGTGCCATCCCTCCCTACTTTCCCATTCAAAGTCTTCCTCGCAGTCTACACTCTGCCAACCTCGTATTGGTTCACACCTTTTTCCGAATTCACTATTCCTGTCTTTCGGGTTCGATGCGCCAAAAATCTTGATGCGTCCCTTGGAATCCTTTGTATCAGCAGCAGACAGGATGTTCTGTAAACCTTCCCAAACACCAGCGGGAACCTCCTCTGCTTCGTCTAGTACAACGTGCGTCCTACTCATCTGACCCCACTTGGGATCTGGCTTTTGCCTTGGGGAAGGGTGGAACCCGCGCAAAGTACCAGTTCCACTATCACCTTTCGGTACTGCAACTAGATGGATCCCGTTCTTGTCATCGTCATTAGCTTGAATCGACTTCACTAAGTCTTCGCTACCTTCGTACTCTGGCCGCACCAGAGCAGTCCTGTAGAAGTTTTTGATCGCAGCGAATACGTTACGTTGAGCGTGTGCCTCGGTCAACGAAACCACTTTTATGCAGGTGTACTCAGGATCTCGCATCCAATCCAATAAAAACCACGCAGCGGCATTAAACGTCTTGCCCATCGCTCCTGCACCCTGAACTAGCAACTTATCATGCTCAAACAGACATCTCCATGTATCCGCTGCACTTTGTGGCCTCCAGTCATAAACCCCTGCACCCCACAAAATCGTTGCTGCTGCTTCAAACTGATCATGCTTGAGCAAGTGTTGAACAAAGTTAAGCACAGTCTGCCTAGCCACCTTTTCGTCCAGTGTAATCAACTTTTTCTGAGAATCCGTAAGATTTGTCAGTATAAACTGAGCGGCATAGATGATCCCATTGATATCATCCTTTTCTGCCTCAATTCGTATCTTTGTGGCAATGTTAATTGCCTGTAAAACTGACGCGGGTTTATTCATTCACTTTCCAGCCGTACATTAAATTGAACCAAGCAAACTCCCTCTCCCCCATCTTCTTTCTGCTTCTAAATACTTTGGCAAATCTATTCACAAACCATTTTTTGTAATCGCTAAACTCTTCCATGCTCCAGCTTTTTTTAGTGTACCAATCTTCTTGGTGGGTGAATTCTTTGTCGAACCCTTCAAACCCAACTCGCTTGAACATCTCGTCCAACGCTTCCATTATAAATGTATCTACTTTGCTCATCATATTAATCCCAGTATAGTTGTGTTCCTGTTACTTTTCCGCTCATCATTCTTTCCAAGACTGGCTCAACGTCCCACGGGTACAATCCTTTCTCATAGCAGGTTTGCATTCCAAAGTATTCGTTAAACTTGTCTCTGTCTATTCCGCTGCTTTTCAATGCCTTATCTAGCACATCAAACTCAATATGCTCAATCGGGTTATCCGTGATAACGATGCCAAGCTGATCTATGCGATTGTATTTCATTCCTCGTCCTCCTCATCTTCCTCGTCTTCGTCGCACATCGAATTCTCAATGAGTTCATGGATCTTGACCTGCAAAATCCCAACCATGCTTGCCAGTGGCAGGTCGAACTCTGCAATGTATGTATCAACCAATTTATCAATTTTGTTTTGTAGTTCCGTTATCTGGTCTGAGTGTTTCATGTTCCTCCTTTAGTTGGTGAATTTTACCATCCTTACTCCAAATCCGCACGTTTCCTAACTCTTCAAACTGGAAATCCCACTCCTCCTTTGAGATGCGTCCATATGCGTAGTCCTCGTTGGATTTCCTCTGAGCGTATTCTCTTGTCATGCCCAATGATCTAGCGGACACCTCTCCGTGTCCATAACTACTTTTATCTCCATGTTGCATCCGCAAACACCGCACTTTCCCGCACCACTAAATGCCGTGGCATCGTAGTGAACACACTGGTTGCAAATAAGTAATCTCTCCTCGATCTGCTCCTTGTTGCGTATTGGCATACCTGCTCTGACGAATGCCGCTGCACTCTTCACAAAGCTAATCGCCTTCTGCGCTATGTTTGGCTCAATCATCGCATTCCAAAGATGCTCTTCAGTGCATCCACACCAGCACTAGAGCTATGATATGACCTTGGTTCGTCTTCCCCTTCTTCTTCCCCGTCATACATTGCAACATCCCAAGTTGTATCGAACAACTTCCGCAGTCCCTTCGCAGACATGGTTACGTTTCCACGTCCGTTGAAAGAAGGGTTCTTGTTGCTATACACTTTCCAGAGTTCTTCTTTTGTCATACGTTTATCAGTGCAATGTTGAATTCCGCTGCAAGCATGGTGGTTGATTCGTCAGTTGGGTAAGTCTCACGATAGACTATCCGCTTGATGCCATATGATGCAAGCGATTTCAAGCAGTTGTTACATGGCAAGGTTGTTGATGCCAACAGATAGCACTCCAATGGCTTAACATGACGCAATGCGTTCTGCTCTGCATGGACAACGTAATTTCTACGCTTGTCCCTGTCAGTCCAGTCCTCCACCATATGCGGAGGGAATCCGTTGTAACCACAGGCTGCAACAGTGTTGTCATGCCGCAACAACACCGCACCAACCTGCCTCCAAGGGTCTTTGCTCTTCTTGGCAACCACTTCCGCTATCGACAATGCATATTCGTCCCAGTTCATGATTTATGTACTTCTCCCATATGATCTTCCAACCAGTAGACTGCTTGTCCAGAATCCCTAACGTCATCAGGAAAGATGCACTCGTCTGAGATGATTCCGTTTAATTGCAATGCGTTCATCACTTTGGTTGCGTTGAGCCTCTTGTATTGAATGTAATGTTCAAGTGTGTTCACTCGTCAAACCCTTTCATGCCATCGTATACAACATACAGTATAATAGCTGCTAATACGATATAGCCGATAATATATCCCATATATGACACCTTATTGGCAGGACTCGCACTCTGGATCATCGATGCGACAGGTGCGCTCCACCTTTACTCCATCCAGATCATCGTCATCCTTCAAAACAACTGGTTCTTCAACCACGTCCAGCTTGTCTGCCCGTGCAATTGCTGCTGCGTTGCTATACTGGTGTTGAGGATACCTCTTCGATAGCTTCGCAACATTTGCTTCCATGCACTCCTCAATAGTCAAGCCTAACTCGTTCAACAGACCAGTCAGGTAGAACAGGATGTCTCCTGCTTCTTCAATCACGTTGTTGATGTCTAATTGCTTCTGGTAGACGCAGTGTTTCTTTACTGTGTCAAGCAGCTCACCCGCTTCACCGCTGACTCCCACTGCCATGTGTAGGATGGATGCTTGTAGTGGCGTTAACTGGACGAGGATATCATGCCCCGGCTTCACGATGGATCGAACGAATTGTTCGTATGGTGTAGTTAATTTCATTGTGTATGTATGTTAAAGTATGCCAAGCCGAAGCAACCAGCTTCAGCTAGGTGGACTAACTTTCCCTCACTACCTATGCTCTCGTCAAGTATCTTTTTAGTTATCATCTGAGGATGCCCATCATGTGGTTCGATAT